ATACGCTGAGACAAAACTTCTCGACGCTCAGCCACATTGCCAATATCAAGTCCTTTAGGCGGTTCTTTACCCGGAACATATCCCGGCTCAAATATGGAACGACCTTTACCTGTAGCTTCGTAACGAACGCCAAAGATCTTTTCGACCTTCCCTCGCATATCATCACCAAGCGAAGCCAACGTATCGTTAACTTGCTGACGGAAGGCAGGATCGGTTTTAGCGAGGCGAATGACTTGTTGTCGAATGACAGGATTATCAGCCAGCGCAACCAGCAGAGGAGCATTCTCGCCGGTAGAAAACTTAGCTGCTTCGCCTGCCTCTTTAATAATTTCTTGAAGAGAACCAGCGCCTTGCTCTTTGGCTGCGAACTCAAGCAAACGCTTAGCCGCTCCCTTGGCGTACTCTTCAGCAGCCTCATCGGGAGAGCCAGTAAGTTTGACCTGACGATACTTATCAAGGAGTTCGTTAAAGACTCGCGAGCCTGTTTCTCTTTTAAGAGTGCTTGCGCCACCTGCCAATACGGAACCGGCAAGCCGACCAAGGCCGGATTCTTCGCCAGTGATAGCTTCTTCAACAGCAGCGCCACCACGCCCACCAATATCAGCAGAAGTGCCAGTAACAAATTCTCCAACCGCTCTTTTAGCAACGGGAAGAATCTTGGCCTTGCCAATTAAGCCTAATGGATCTGTCGCTGCCTCAACGCCAGCACCAAGAATCTCAGTGACCGGACCCGGAGCCGTAAGATCTTTAGCACCCGTTATGCGAGATGCTTGGCGTTGTTGTTCGCCATATTTATCAACCAGATCAGCAAGGCTAGGGAAATAACCGCTTTGACGCAGCATGTCCATTCGCTGCTGAACAGTCATATTTTCCCGACGAGAACGCTCCTCCATCTCTTTCAATCTGCGGTTCATTTCGCTGCCGGTTTCATACGCGGCACCAAGCATGGAGGTTGTACCCGTCACGCCTCTCTTGGCAGCATTCAACAAATACTCAAGAGTGCCAGCCGGTTTTTGCGGACCACTGGGAACGGCAGGTGGGGGCTGAGTTGCAACTGACTCTGGGGTCGGTGCGGTAGCAGGAGGTTTTCCCGATGGTTTAACGCCAAGTTTCACTTCAAGCTGGCGCAACTCCTCCGGGGTCAGCGGCTCATCAAACTCGTACTTCTTATTGCCAATCGTGTAAATGTTGTTAGCCATTCAAGACCCCTATTAATTTACCAATCGGCCTGTCTTGCCATTTACCACAATGGTTCCAGATTCACCCTTGGCTGCTGCTTCAGCATCTCTCTTAGCCTTTGCGTCTGCTTCTGCTTTACGTCGTCGCCTTTCTGCAACACTGATGTAAGGAGACTCAAAAATGTCTTCAGGCAAATCAGTAAACCCAGCGCCAGAATAAATATTCTTTAGGCGATTTCTTCCGTCGTTATATCGCTTTGCGTGATATGCCTCGTAAGTCTCAAGAAGCTCTTTCTTTTGCTCGTTGGTTAAATCGCCAGCGCCGCCTGTAAAGAACTTGGAAATAGCATTTGTAACACGCTGAGCAAACGATCCGGCTCCAACAACGGTTTGAACTTCAGCAAGACTAAGCTGCTTGTCGCCGTTTATAGAAGCAAGAGCACGATTTAATTGTTCTTCAGCCTGCGGATTACCCTTAATTGCTAATCCTAAGTTGTTTAGACCTTCGTTAATTGAGGTTAGTCTCTCCTTCGGAGCATTAAGAGTCGAAGCAACTTCTAAGCGAATGGACCGAATGTCAGAAGGACTTAAGCCACCCTTGTCTTTTCCACTATCGGGAATGCGAACAGACTTTTTCAACCAATCCTGAGCGTATTGAACCTCGTCTGGGCTAAATTTTTCAGGATTCCTAACAACATTTTGATAGTGCTGAGTCTCACGAAGATTTGGAGGAGGCTCAGTCTCTTTCGGCTCCTTAGACAAATACTGCGCAGCCAACAGTTCAGCACGGCTACGACGCTTCTCGGCCTGCTCCATACCGTACTTAGCTTGCATTTCCTGCAACATGACTCGCTTGGCTTCGCGCTCTTTTTCAGCCTCACGCTGCTCCTGACCGTACTCACCTACGTCACGCAAAAATGTAAACAGATTACGACGCTCGTAAAAACGTGGATCAGTTCTTTCTTTCGGTGCAGTCAGTTTGTTAACAAAGCCCTGAAGAACTTGACGTTTATCAGGCGCAGCCAAAAGACGCTGCTTGGCCTCTTCAATGCGATTAAGCGTGTCCTGATAACGGCGAGACTCCTCGTCAGACTCATCCAAGGTCCGAAGAACACGCTCTCTGATTTTTTGCAAAGCGCCGGAATCGCCAGACACAACAGACGACAATGGTGCTTGAGCAGGAGCAGCAACGTCAGAAGTGTCATCAAGAATCGGATCGTATGGCAAGCCAAGCATTTCAGCGGTTTCTTTGTCCATTACTTGCCTCCGCCGAGAAGACCGCTAAGGTAATCAGCTAAGTCGCTGTAATTTGTTTTATCAGTTCCGCCCGAGCTAGACGGGAAATACTTTCGATATTTATCAATAAGCTCCTGAATACCGGTAGCTCCAGTAATAGCTTTCTCAAGACCGGAGGCGCTCCCCGGCATCGCAGGCATTTCGGTTGTTTGCTCAATCGTTGTCTGAGGCAATCGAACGCCCTGAAGCACATCCGACAAGAACTTGATCTGTTCCTTCGGATAGCCCTCTTGCTTGAGGAAGTCCTGATACGCCAGATTAAGATTGGCCTGCCCCATCTCGCGCTCTTTCTCACCAACACCAGCAACCGCTCCGGCTCCGGTCAAGCCGTATCGCTGAGCCATGCCAGCAATGTCCGCAGCCGTTCCTGCCAATTGAGCTTTACGAGCAGCGTCAGATTGGAATATGTCCGCAGCCTGTCCGTACCCAGCCTGAAGTGCCTTGGCTTGCTCGCCCAGCACAGCCTCTTGGACATCGCGCAACGCACGCGCACCAAACTCGCCCATACGAGTTGAGCCGGGACCGACGTTAAACTGGCCAGCCTGAATAAATTCTTGTCCAATCGCCGGGAGATACTTTTCCTGCAACTGACGCACACCCTGCGCCGCGATCTGATCGACCACGTTCTGGGTGTACGGATTCATGTATGCGCTGACAGCCTCAGGGAAGGTTTGACCCGCTCCCGCTAAAGCTTCACCAGCCTGCCCCAAGAACGGCTGATATGAGCCAGCCGCTGCCTTGGTCATCTCAAAGCCGGTCTTCTCTGTCGGGGTAAACCCGGCAATACGCGGCCCGGTGTACTGAGCATACGGAAGGTTGGCCACGCCCTGAGCGCGACCCAGCATGTCAGTGGTGTACTGGGTGTACCACTCTGGCAATTGAACTTGGGTACTGGTGCTTGAAGTACCCGGTGTAGGGGCGCTGCCCTCAAAGAGAAAGTCTACGACACCCATTAGGTCAACCCTCCGCCCATGTACTTGCTAGGCGATTTTGCGTTTGGACTAATCCGGCCACGCGATAGGGCACGACCCTTGTGCTTTCGGATATTAGCACGGAACTTATCCATGCGCCGAGCACCCTCCTTGGTCGAGCCGTCCCCCAGCAGAGCCAGCGTTTCAGCATCAATCACGTATTCCCCATCGCTCAGGAGAGCCGGGATCTTGTCTTCCCGTCCCGAGCCGGGACCATCTACGTAGCGGGAACTCTTGGAGCCGCCCTTGGCGTAGCCGGTTAGCCCGCCCGTAGCCATCGGAACATCTTCACCCGGCGGTTTTGCAGGCGGAAGTTCAGGCTGTACCGGCTTCTCAAGCTGAGTCGTGTAATCAAAGAACTTCGCCTCCGGTCGTGTACCGTAGGTGTAGTAATCAATGTCCGGGCTTAACTGCTGACGGGTGTAGGTGTACTTGGGCAACGCGCCGCCCATGCTTGGCATAGAGGGAGCCGTACCACCGCCTCGGGAACCAGAACCGGCTGACCCAAGAGCACCCAGCAACTTCAAGAAGTTTTCCAGAGTGCCGTACTTGTCGAGCAAGTCTTTAAGTGGATCAGGCTTATTGATCTTGGTCGGCTCCTTAGGAATATCCACGGGAGTCGTCGGAGGAATAACGACTGGGGGAATAACCAAATCTGGCGGAGGGGTCGGCTTCGTTGTTTCAATAACCACTTCATCAAGCGGACCTTCTGGCGAAACTGTATCAACCGGAGTAGACGGCGTAGTAACAACCGGCGGAGTAATTACCGGAGGTTCAGTAGGTTTAGTTGTCTCAACAACCACTTCGTCAAGCGGTCCTTCTGGCGTGACTGTATCAACCGGAGTAGATGGTGTAGTGACAACAGGAGGAGTAATTACCGGAGGCTCGGTAGGTTTAGTAGTTTCAATAACTACTTCATCAAGCGGTCCTTCTGGGGTAACTGTATCAACAGGAGTAGATGGCGTAGTAACCACCGGAGGCGTAACTACCGGAGGCTCAGTTGGCTTAGTAGTTTCAATAACTACCTCTTCGAGAGGAGGCTCAGTAATAGACGGCTCTGCAACAACATTGGTAAGCGCACCAACAGCAGGTGCGGCAACCGCAGGCGGAATAACTGGAGCCTTTGAGCCAGTGACAACAACCTCTTCAAGAGGCGGTTCCGGAGTAGTCGGAGTAGACGCAGCCGAGCCGGTTGATGCTCCGCCAGCACCACTTGCCGCCGCGCCAGCACCACCGGCAGCAGCAAGTGCGGCTACTTGAGCAGCGGTTAATCCACCGCCAGCGGTAACCGTGAACACAGGCAGCGCCAAGTTAGCAGCAGTCGTTCCAGCAACAAGGCCAGTCGGTACAACGCCAGTTAGACCCGCAGCTCCTGCCCCAGCAGCACCGGCACCCGCAGCACCAGCGCCACCCGCTCCAGCAGCACCACCAGCAGCTCCAGCACCACCGGCACTACCAGCGCCAAACAAACCGGGGATAGCCGTTGCACCCATAGCCGCCGCCGCAAGCGCAGCCAGCTCTTTAATCGGCAGCTTGCCAAGAAGCGTCTCTTCTTTTTTGACGCCAAGAGTGGGGTCAGCGTAACCAGCCTCTCCACCAAGGGCAGCAATGTTGCGCTCAATAGCCTGCTCTTTTTTGAACTCGTTACCCGGACCTAAATACCTTTCGGTAAATACACTCTCAGGCATTTCGTTGTAGAACTTAGCAATCTCGTTGGCATCCATCGGACCACGCAACATCTTCATCTTGTTGGGGTCAACGAGATTCCCAATAAAGTCGCCACCAAGATCTTGTTCAGCCTGAAGAGCAGCATCAAACGCACCACGGAAGTCATCCGCTTCAAGCAAACCGCTAATCCGATTCAATGCTTGAACACGCGGGTTCTCTGTAACCGCAGCCCTTTCGGCAGCAGTAATTTCAGCCGGACGCGCAACGGCCTGCAATGCACCGGCCATCTCTGGCGTAACATTAAAATCAATTGCGGGACCAGACGGCGCAGCTTGAGGAACATAAATGCCGGTTCCAGTCGGAGCGGACGGCGCACCAGTTGCGCCAGTAAAACCTTGCTGAAGAAGACCCGGCTCAAGCGCCATCTTTTGCAGTTCTTCTGTCTTACGAAGGTTCGCAAAGAGTTCGTCAAGCGCACCCATGTTAAGGCCGGTGCTGGCGGGAACATCAGCGCCTTCCACAAAAGGAGTCGGAACAACTGGCTCTTCTACCGGCAATCCCGGCTCAGGCTTTGTTCCCGGAAGCGCAGTGACTATGTTTCGCTCTTCTGATGGTAATGCGCTTGTGTACATGGGTTCTTCCTTAATAGGAGTCAAAGCCCCAACAGGCTCCGGACTTTCTGCAATAGGTTCCTTAACCGAAGGCTCCGGCTCCGGCACTGGGGTCAAAGCGCCAACAGGCTCTTGCACGCGAGCAGCTTCTTCCGCTGCCAATCGAGCAGCTTGTTGCTCTTGCGCAACACGAGCGACTTCTTGCTGTTGAGCCAATCGTTGTAGCTCTTGTTCGCGAGCAATCTGTTCTTGACGCTGCTGCTCCGCAACTCGCGCTGCTTCTGCCTGTCGCGCAGCCGCTTCTTGCTCGGCCTGTCTGCGCTGAATCTCTGCTTGACGAATCTGTTCTTGACGAATCAGCTCTGCTTGACGAAGCTCTTCCGCAACGCGGATACGCTCAGCTTCTTCAAAAGCTCTGCGGTTATCTGCCTCGTAATCAAAAACATCCGCACTGGGAATCGCGCCGTAAGTGTAATAAGACTGCTCCGGCTGAATGCTAGGCAGAGCAGGCTCATAATAGTTTTGATAAGGATTGACCATCACTTCGGGAGTGATAGTTTGATACGGGTTGTAGTAATCCAAACCACCCATATCTCCAAAATCAAATTCATCAAATCGTATAGCCATTAGTCGAGCACCTGATAAAAGCGAAGCGCCCATTCGCGCCAGTCATCAAACTGATAAGGCGACGGAGGGTTTTGCTGCGAGATACCGTTAATACCAATAATGCCTGCCGCCCAATTCTGCCACTCAGACTCTTTCTCAAGCCGAGCAATAGGCCCGTAACCCTCAAGATCAAAGACTGTGTAATCAGCCCAGTCCTGAAGCTTGTGATAGCGCGGGTCTGTCAGCAGGCTCATGGATTCTCTCCAAGGACTGTACCCGTAGCCGGTTCGATGTGAGCAATGATCTGACCCATCTGGTAGTTACCGCCCAGCGTGTTGCTCTCAAACCGGAATCGCATCTCACGACGGATCTCGCGGAAGTAAACCAACTGCTGCTGTCTATCAGTCAGCGTTGCATAAATAGTTTGCGGGTCGCTTGTGACTTCACCGGCTCTGGCGTTTGCACGACCTGTGACTTGCACCGTCATGTTTCCAGAGAGAATGAAGTCTGGCTCCATGTACTCAATGCGAACCGCCATATTCTGCGGTTGCTCAGAAGTCAGCAGCGACATATCCGCCGTTTCAAAGAACGACTGAACGGGTCGGATCTGAGTACCGTTAATCTCATCGGTACCGTACTCATGCTGCCACACCACGTAGCCCTTGGGGTCGTTGATGATGCGGGGCTGATCGTCTTCCGTCACGCGAAGCTCGCTGGTTTGCGTTCCGCGATAGCCAACGGTTTCGGTGTCAATAACTCCAACCACCAGCGGCGAGCTGAAGACCTGAGCGTACTGACCGGCAGAGCGTCCGCTATTGGGTAGGATCGTGTCATACCACGTATTCTCGCGCACGTTGTAAACAACAGCATGGGTGCATTCAGTTGCATTACCACGCGGGTAACACCACCAAATCTCGCCCCAACGCGGAACCTTAAACACAAAGACTTTCTGGCGCTGAGCGTAGTTCAAATTGTCAAAGAACCAGTTCAGGTTCAAGCTGTTTGGAACTTCGCGAACCACACCGTTGAACATCAAGAAGCGGTCAACACCGCACCAGTAGTAAATACCGTCGTACTCAATCACGCTCTGAGAAGAGAGAATGCTCGACTGCGAAGTAATAACGTCAAACTGGAATACCGCAGTGCTACCTACGTAAGAAGCTCTAACTAGAGAATCCAACGACCAGAACAAACCGGCTGGCGCATTACCGGCACCGGCTCGAAGCGGTAACCCCTTGACGATCTTCTGGCTGGTAACCCGAGCAGCACCAGCATCGCCACCGCTCCAGTCGTCCGTATAACCAGCGCGACTCCACTGCACGAAACCGTCTGATCCATACGCAAAGACATACGGAGCCAAAGCAACGATACCGCCAGAGATAGTCAGCGACGGAACCGGAGTTAGCGGAGCTGTGCCGTTGTCATAACCAACGTACAACTGCCCCGGAGCATCCGATGAGATGTCAGCTACGTTTGGAGCAACATGCGCCAGAATCTCGTTCTGGTTATTTGTGGTGTTGAACGCCACATCAAACTGCCACATGTTGTTTTCGTTTGAAACAAACGAAGGGTCAGTTCTATTGGTAACGATGCTAGACAGACCGTTCTGATCTAACCGAAATCGGAACACACCATCCGACGTTCCGATGTGCACGTATGTATATGCATTATGGTTGTGGATATGCATACCACGAGCAATACCGTCCAAGCGATCTTGAAGCGCACGATAGCCGCCTATCTTTCTCGGCAGTCCACGCTGAAAGCGGACCCACTGTCCGTCAACGTAATAGTTGCCCTCAAACTTGGTACCGTCTCGCTTGATACCCGGTTCAGAGCGAACAATGACCGGCTGAAGAGGCATCAGTACGTACCGCCCTCGATTGGGTCAAGACCCAACGCAATCTGGGCTGCGGATGTACTGGCTGCGGTGAACACAGCGTTGCCTATGGTGGTTGCTCCCAAGTTCGTTCGCGCACCGCTAGCCGTTGTTGCTCCAGTACCACCCTGAGCAATCGTAACCGGGATAGCAATCGTCGCTGTATCAGCATCCACCACATCGGTGCCATCACAGTACAAAATGGCTCTTGCGCCACTGGCTACGGTAACGCCGGGACTGGCTTGTCCAGCAGTTCGCATTCCAAGCGTGTAAGCACCAGACGTTTGATTGCTAACCCAGTATTGCTGAACAGTAGTCGGAACAATAACGTCACGATCACCCGTCAGCGTTCCGGTAAAGACGTAAGCCGTTTTATTCAGTTCCGCTACAGACAGGGTGTAGTCACCGCTACCAGAAATGTCAATCTGAAGCAGACTGAATGCATAGACCGCAGACTGACCAAAGCCAATTGTCCAGAACTGCACACCATTAGTAACAACAATGGCGCTGTCACCCGGCGACAATACAAGCGTAGCTGCTCCGTTGATTTGTTCAGAGCTGCTGGGGTCAAGCGTTAGATCGCCCGTACCGCTATTGCGAATATTGACAAACCAATCGCTCCCCAAAACCGGAGCGCCATCAAACGACAGCGTGCCAGCACCACCAGTCCACACTAAAACCTTGGCGCGATCACTCGCACCAGTCGTGTAGTTGGTGCTAAAACTAGTGACCGGCATCGACTGATTTAAAGTCGTTGCAATGGCCTTGACACCTAATCCAGCCAGCGCAGCAGCATTCGTAGCCGATACAGAAGCGCCGTATTGAAACGAGCGCCACGTACCCGAAACCGTGCTGTTATCAGTCAGATAAATCTGAAAGGTCGTTCCCGATTGCGGTGCGCAGATGACGGTGCCGGTAGCGGTCTTAACCGTGAACGTATTCGCGCCGACGTTGTTGAAAAGTACCGTCTCACCTGTACCGGCTTCAGTCGCATCCGGCATCGTGATGACAAGGCTGGTCGTCGTCGCATTAACGTCCATGATCTTCGCAACGACATCGGTGCTCGGAGCAGCCTCAAGCGGCCAGTCCAGAACCTGACTAATCGTCAGCGATACGTAGCGGTACGAGACATCGCTCGGGTAGATGTTCGTTCCACCGAAGGTATTTGTATAAGTAGTCACTTATGCCTCCCGGCGATTCGTGGACCGATCAACGATCTTCTGGAGGTCTTCGCCATTGAGCGCAGCCAGCGACCGGTCGTAGTAGGTCTGCCACAACTGAACGCGCTGATCGTCCTTCACAAACGGCGTGGCTTCTACCAGCGACCCGTACAGCAACAGGTTCGGCGCGTACTCGGTCAGCCAGTTGGTCTGGTTCGTGTCGTCCAACAGCGGCGGCAGTTCGTAGTACAGGATCTCCATCGGGTAATCCGCAGCCGGGGTCGGAACGAAGATCCAGTGCTTGTAATCGTAATCGGCGTAAAACAGCGGCTGACCAGTCGTTGTCTCATTCGGCCAGTAACTACGGACGTATTCGTAAGATCGCGGGAAGACCGGTGTGTGGACGTTGTTGTTCGTCCCGGTGCCGAAGTTGATGCTGATGGTGTCGCGCCAGCGATCCGGCTTGGCGTAGACCGCTACCCCAGATTGCATGGTCGTATTGACCACCGTCTGGAATCCCTGAATCTTCAGTTCACGCGCAATCCGGCGCTCGGCTAGGGTGATCAGCCGGGGGATCTGCTCGTAAACAATAGGGTCCGTCGCACCACCTCTTTCAAGGTAGTTCCGGATGTCCACTTGCAAACTGGTAAATGTCATCGACGCAGGCATACACCTCTCCTTAGTCCCGCGTCTTACCAGTCAGGCAAGACTATTTGGGCACGATTATACCCTAATTAAGACAAATATAGCCTCTGCTCATCCTGACGGCGCTTGACAAGACCGGGAAGTACCCGACCCCCTGCCTTGGTCCATTTCATAAACTCTTCCGCTGCCTCTTCAAACTCACCCCGATTGGTCTTCATCCGAAGGGAAGAGCGCTGGAGATTGCCGAGGCCCACGTTGAAGGCAAAAGATACGAGAGCATCGAAGACTCCCTGACGGCCAACAGCAGCAGGGCAAAGTCGAACCACACCACGCTCAAACCGACGAAGGTCTTCAGCAAGTATCCGGTCCACCTCGTCCATCGTGAGAACCCGGTCCCAGCCCTCGGGTATCGGTAGATTACGGCGCTCCTCATACTTCACCGCCAAATGAGCAGGATCTATTACGTGACCCACCCCCACGCTCCAGATTAACGCCGGACATTGGTACGGGCGGGTTCGGACACCCTCGTGGCATTTCACAAGTTTAATAAGCTCAGGACTTACTTTCACTTCTTGCCGAACGCCTGTGTTCCAAACCAAAAGCTCACTATGGAAGCCAGTATCATCATTTCATCGTCCGAGAATACTTCTGCCATCGCAGCGGCAAACGGCACACCCGTGTTGTAGGCGTACCACACACCAGCGATATTGATGGCAACCAGCTCCAGCACGAAGATGTAAGTGACAACCGGGCGAACCGATGCCCGTAGATTGATCATCCACTGCGATGCGCCTTTGCCGATTTCCATGTCGTGCTGATACAGGGCCACGCGCTCCTCGGCTGCGGACTGCACCTGAACCTGCTCCAACTTGATCTCTTCGACCCGAGCCTGAGCAATAAAACCACGCTCAGCCAGCGCCAACTCCCGCTCCTTCTGGGCAGCGACCAAGGCCAACTCATGCTTTTTGTCCTGCCGGTCTTGGAAGATTTGCAGGATCTTGGGAAGCCCACCCGCGAGGAAAGACAGAAAGGTTGAAATCATTGTCATCATTTGGAAGCCCTCACCACATCGTCACCCTTGGTTACGGTCACATGATCGCCTTCCACATCGACTCGCATCGGCATCTCTTTGCGATCTAGGCGATCAAGCTTAGCAATGAGTTCTTTGATGACCGCAAACTCTGGCTTCTCTTCTTTCTCCGATGCCCCGGCAATACCGTTGAGCATGGAAATCAAAGCAGTCAGCGAAGCTCCAAGCAAACCCATAACGGCTGCGATCTTCTCAGAGTCCAGAACCAAACTAGATGCAACGCCAATTACGACAATGATTGTGATGTACTTGAGTCCGTCCTTACCAATCGCCTTACCCGCAACATCCTTGGCAGACGAGTTTGCCTCAAGCCGATTTAACTCAGCCTGAACCTTGGCTTTGAACAGCTCAATGTCTTCGCTCATTTGTCGGCCTTGGTTTCTAACCGGTCGAAGATCTTGCCGAGCATGTCTTTGATTTCATCAATATCGCGCTGATAGTGGGACTGCGTAACATACGTCAACGGCATATTGCGAACGTCTGTATCCAAACGCTCAATGCTGCGGGTGATTTGATTTAAGGACCAACCACCAAAAAAAGCAGCTACGCCAACTACGATATTAAAGAGAATCTGAAGTTCCATCATCACGGCTCCGAATCAGTTGCAACTTCAGAAATTGGCTCCGGCTCAGGAACTGGAACCCAGGGAAGCGGGACAACCTTCGGCTGCGCGACTTTCTGGTTGTCAATTTGCTGCTGCGCCAAGTCCTCAAAGCGAGCCACGCCGTCAGCGCCGAGCGCATCTTTGGTCCATTGAATGACCTGATCTTCAGTAACATCGGCCAACTGAGTAAAACTCTGAGCGTCGGGGGGCAGCAACTTAACGTCGCCCTGCACAAAGCCCTTTAACCCATCCTCGTCTGCGTCAATGTCAAAGCAGACCGTTACGACAATGTTTTGCATTCCGTTGTTTGACAGGCATTCAATCTGCCGAACTTTCCATACAGCATTCATTTATTTATCCTCATCTGCCTTCGGTACTTGCAACTCGGCCTGTTCCTTCACCTTTAACAGCAACGGCCATGCACCGCTGCTCGTTGGGAGTTGCCCCAGCACTTGCAGGATGGCGTTTACTTCCTCAACGGATAGTTCCAACTTAATCATTCTGCGCTCCACGGCAGCGGCT